ATGAAACTCATCAATATTTTGTTTATGCTCTTGCTAAAATACAAGACAAAGATGCTATTGCAAATCATATTAGAAGTTGGCAAGTACCAGAATTTCCTGTAACAGGAAAAGACTTAATTAGTGCAGGTGTAAAACCTGGTCCTAACATGGGTGCTTTACTAACAAAGTTACGAGACGAATGGAAGTCTAAAAACTACAAACCTAGCAAAGAAGAATTATTATCAACAGTGATCGATGAACGGTAAAGATCCATACGATTATAGTAGGCAAATACAAACTGGTAAAAGTATGGGCGAGTTCGGAGATGTAGATACAACACGAACCATAGGAAAACAAGGATGGAAAGTAAAAATAGAGACAAACCCAAGAAAGAAAAAAAGAAGCCGAAGAAGCCTAAGTCTTAAAATTAAAAACTGGCTCCGGAGGAAGGATTCGAACCTTCACGCCCTGCCAAGGACACTGAGTAAACCGCCCAGCATGTCTACCAATTCCATCACTCCGGAACAAATTCTTTAGAACAAGTTACACATTTCCATTGCACGAATAAATCTAGTCATTCCAATGCCGCCGCCTACACGTGGTATAAAATCATGACTTAAAAATTCGTCCAATTCTTTGTTAACTCTGTCCTTGCCAAACGTTCCATGCAACAAACTAGCATATTGCCCATCACTAATTGTGTGAAACATATCATGCATTTCTGTTGTATCTGCTGACCGTTCTGCAGAACCAATTGTTTCTTGTCCACAAATAATTACATCAATTTTTGCGGCTGTTCCATCACCATTTTGTTTCATGTTCCAAAATGGACTTGTGTAATTTGGAAAGTTTCGAATCATTTGTACATTACCGTACTTTTCATACATTGCAGTTTCTTCTGCATGTGTTAATTCTTCAACGCCAAATTCCGCTGACCAATCAGTGTAATCTTTTGATGTAATTGCATCAATTGATGAAAAGCCTACTGCTTCGCATAAATCCAATTCCATTCGATATAAGTCATTAATATCCCCTGGCATTTCGAATTCAAACATAGGAAATATAAGATCATGCCTACCAGGTATAGCATTAGGCTCTTGCCTATATGATGTTGAGACACAAAAAAAGCCCGGAACCTCAGGCTTAGTAAGTAACTCGTATTCTAACCACATCTGTCCTGTTTGCGGTAACGGCCAAACTTGGCCGGCGTAATTATATGTTGAGACAGTTGTTGGATCTTCGCATGCCGCTAATATACTTAAACGATTTTGCGTATGTACTTCTTGAAATCCTTTGTTCAAAAAAAAGGACCGTAAACGGCCCACGCTATCCGTGAATTTCTCCGGATTAATAAGTTGTGTCATATGTTTTCTCCAGTCAAAAAAATTTTGCTCGGAATAGAACTAAATTTTCTTTTATTTTATTTATACAATTGATCAATAACCGTAAGGTATAATTACATAATGTATTGCCAATACTATTCCAACTGAAACTATTAATCCTAACATCATTTTAAGAAAGTCTCTTCCTACAATTGGAAATACGTGCTTGAATTTATAATTTTCCATAACAGTTGATATAGCAAGTTCTCGTCCACATAGCAATCCAACAAACACCCAAGTTGTACTCATAGGAATGTCATTTAATTCTTTAAAGAATAACAATATGAATGCATAAACTAAATTAATTATTGTTGCTGATCGAACATACCTAGTGCCTGTTTTTTCTAAAACAATTTCTTGAATTTTGCCGCCATGTTCTCGAAATGTATATCCTAAGAACACTACAAATACAACAGATATAAAAAGCATCCATTCTATAGACAATGCTCGTGGGAGGAATACAGCAATATTTGCCATATCGTGTGATAACCAAGTATACCATAAAAACCCAGTTGTGCCCCATTGAGCAACACGCCAATATCTTTTATGGTGTTCTTTTACTTTATCATGTTTTTCATCAATTAATCGTTCTAAAACAATCCATAAACAATACGCAACAACTGCGGCCAATGCATAACCCATAACAGATTTTACAAGCATTTTTTCCAATACAAATGTACTAGCAAATGCCGATAACACTAGGAATGAGGTTGAAACTGGAACGCCTATTCGCGTTAACAATAAAAGTATGGCTGGTGCTGTAGCATGATACCATTGCACTTCTTGAAATGGTATTTTATTTAATCTACCAAATGATATATCACCTGCATTAATATACCACCCATACCACATAGTTATTAATAGACCAATCGAAGCGGCGGCCCATAAAGTATACCATTTAAATTTTTCTGAATTTGATGCTAGCCATGGACCTAAGGTTTGTACACTATCATTAGCAACAACAGAATATGCGGCTAACATAAAACCTAGGATCATCCATAACAAAGTTATATCCATATATTATAAAGACTCCAAAAAAAAAGCGAGTGACTATTTCTAGTCACCCGCCTAAAAGTTAACTAAACACTCGCTCGTTATTGTTACGTCTGTGACAATTAACAATCATACCGTGTTATCTTTTACTTAATACTTCTAATTTCATCATTATAGTGTTTAGCGTATCGCGATTGATGCCTATGCATCAATGTTATTTATATTAAAGTATATTCTCTCTTGCAAGAATTTGTTCATCTGTATCAGTTAACTCTACCGAAGATCCAACATTTAATTCTAAAATCTTTTCACTAATTGTTACTCTCTCCTTGCGAAGATCTGATAACTTTGATTGAAAAGATTCCATACCGTGACGTACAAGTTTCTCATAACGTCCGATTAAATTATTAAGTTGGACTCGTTTTGTTAATAGCGTACTAACACCCGTTTCAACGTTTGCTTTACCAACTTTATCACGCAAACTATACAATACAGATTCAACCTCTTCTAGATGGGTTAATTTCTGTTCTAAATCGGCGGTCTCTTCACCTTGGCCGTGAGCAAGATTAACATCTGATACCGCTTGACGAATTTGCTCTTGCAAAGTTGCGGCTCTACGTAAATTGATTTTCATTTATACACTCCTTTTAATTACAATGTGTCAAACCATTATATACTATGTTTATCAACTTGTCAATAGTTATTTATTTGGATTCCCATAAAATATATTAATTTCAGAATCTTCCAAACCAGCAACTCTCAATTTAACAATATTATTAATTTGGAATTGCTTTGCTTCCAGTGCTTTTAATACACCAAGAAATTGATTTCGTAAAAGTCCAAACTGGTTAATTAATTCTGTTTGATCAACTACTTCGGATTCCCCATCAACATACGCTCCGGCATCTCTACTAGTCAATGCCCGTTCATATTTCTCTAAAAATTTTCTAAAGGTTCGTGCTCTAATTCTTCGTAACTGAATATTAAGATGCTCAAGAATTGCTTCAATTTCTTGTAACTGAGAAAAACGAGTCTCAACAATAGCAGGAAGCACACTTGAAGATTTTTCAATTGACCCATGCATGGGTATCTCCTTACGTGCTTCTACTAATTGTTCTTCGTAATACTCGATACAATCAGGAAGATTACTAATGTTACTTGAAACTTTCTCATACCAATTAGCCATTAATATTCGTCATCCGTTTCTTCGTCCGAATCTTCAAATTCTTCTACTTCATTAAAATAATCACTTAATGCATTATCTAAATAATCATCTTGTCCTGTATAATCTTTTAACTCTTCAACGTCGCCGAGGCCATCATAAACATCAACGATTCTTCTTGCGGCATCATATCTATCCTTTTGGGGGATATAATTTTTAATTGCCGTCCACATTTCTGTAAAGAAATCAGGTAATTCACTCATACTTTTCTCCGCAATAATATATGCAATCGTGGATATTTACCTATTCCTCATTTATTTCTGAAGAAATAGGATCATTCTCAACTTCAATTACCGGTTCTAATACTACTCCATTTGCTTTTTCTTGCAAAATAATCGGTAATGTCTCTGCATTCCATCCCTTTCTAAAGTATATATGTTCTTTTCCAGTATTGTCTTTATATAATAACCTATTACCTTGCTTAACAAGATCACCAGATTTTTCAAATAGATCAATTAATCCACTGTATGGGCTCATTCCTGTCTCATACGGAATCTCAACTTGCACTGATTCAAATGGTTTTGAAAATCTTGTTTTCATGACTTTCATTGCGGCTCTAATTCCTAAAACCTCAGAAACCTTATTACCATCTGCATCAACCTTAAGTTTTAATTTCCGCATAGCAACAACAATAGAACTTGCATACACAAACCCTTGGCCGCCTGATATCTTGTCATCTGGATTAAACATATCCTGAGAAGAATATGTATGGTTTGTAACTATAAATCCAATTGGATATGGAGCAATATTATTAACTGTATTACGAATTAATGCTGTAAGCGCCTTAGGCTTGCGTCCTAAATCACCTTTTAGATCGCCGGCTTCAAATTGTTTAATATCCGTTGGCGATAACAACATACCTAAACTATCAATAATAATTACTACTTTTGGGCATTCGTCGTATTGCTTGCCCCCGTTTTCTTCTTTGTATCCTTTAAGAAATTCTGATAATGTTTTAGCAACACTATCAATCATAGATACATTAATTTTTAGAAGTTTATCTTCGCTTGTATCTACACCAAGTGCTTGTAGCCAAGTATTGTCAAGTGCATTTTCGCTATCCATCATAACAACAAAGCAATCGGACGCTTGTGCATTACGGGCTAAATTACCGCTCACCACTAAACTTTTTCCGGATCCAGATTCGCCAGCAAACATTGTTACCTTACCGAGAGGAACACCTTTATAAAAGTCTCCGCTAATAAGATAATTTAATGCATAACTGCCAGTGTCAATCCAGTCCTTAGGATCATTGAAGCCGAGACTTAAGCCATCAATGTTTTTTGTTAAACTTTTTCTTAATTTAGAAAAATCGTACGGTCTTACCATTTGCGTCCTCCATGTGAATGATTGGGAGGGGTTCCCCCCTCCCAATAACTACTATTCAGATGCATTCTTACGACTACGAATCATAGCAAGAATATCTTCTGCACTTGATTTCTCAGTATTATTAGTAGCAGTTTCTGTAACCTCTTCCTTATCAGGTACCGGTGTATCAACCTCTTCAACAGACTTTGATGTGTCGGCTGACACAGTTACAGTAGGTTTTGAAGTTGTTTTATTTGGATTATCAACACCATATGGGCGATAATAATCGCCCCATTTATTAGCATCATAAAGTTCGCCATCAACTGATGCTTCAAACATTTCATAGATTACCTCTACTCCTCTTGCGTCTGGACGCTTTGGTAGATAATCATTAAGTGTGAACAGACCATGTGTATTAATTGCCTCAAGTTCCTCTTCTCCCAAAGTACGCTCACGACGAGCCCAGTTCGAAGTTGAATAATCAGCATACTGACCTTTCTGTGTTTTAGTAAGTCGGAAATCTGTACCGCTTGTATAATCAGTTGGTAAGTTTTCCATTTCAGGATCCATTAACGCCGCTTTAATAATCTTAAAAATAGACGGATTAATAACAAAGCGTCGAACTGGATTCTCTGGTTTTGCATCACCTTCCAATGGATTATTTACAACAAACCCTTGAAAGATGTATGAACGCTTTTTCCAATACTTGCGACCAATGTCTTCAAGTGTCGGGTCCTTAAACCATGGACGGATTTTTGCGTGTACTGGACAGGTTTCTCCCCACATTTCAATGCACGGTACGTTAACCGTAACTGGTCTTGCTTCGTCTTGCCCTTTTACTCCAGGGAAAGTAATACGAATCATTTGACGCTCTTGCCAAAAGAATGTATTGCTTTCGTCCCCGTCGGGAAGAAAACGCATCGTTGCTGTAGTATCGTTGGGGATATTCCAAAACGCATAAATTGCGTTATCTGTTTCGCGAGGTCCAGACTGACGCTGATCCTGTGCCGCGAGTTTTGCCCTTAGTTCTGCCAATGTAGCCATTATTAGTTCTCCTGTATTAGCCTAATGTTAGTTTTAAGTTGAGTTTTATATACTTAACTAGATACAGTATAGTATCTAATTCAACAAATGTCAACCATTTTTTTGTGACATAAACAAATTAACAATAATATATCCGGCTGATCAAATCTCATCAGAATCAACTATTTCCATATCTGCTTTAACTTTTGGAAATGCTGAATGATCTGGTAGATCATCCTTAACTGTAAACATTAATTCTTTTACTCTTTCTAGTGATTTATCTTTTGGTGTAATAGTACCGGAGTAAATTGTATCATGATGATAATCAGCAATAATTTCATTGTCGTCGGCTTCAAGTACTTGCCATTGCTTAATAGCATTAGTTAAAATTGCATCAACAACATCTTTTTTACTATCTGCAACCCAAGAACGACCAGGACGGGCAACGTCTAATACAATGTATTGCGTTTCCTCTTCCTCTTGTATAGTCTCGTTTAATAAATCATTGAGTTTCATAATAATATTTATATCCCTGCTAAATGTTTAAGATGATTTATTGCTTCACTCTTTTTTGTTTTGGGTCCAAAGTCTTCTGGGTGTTCTTTCCAATGTTTATTTAAGGCATCAACATACTTCAAGTATTTCTTCGACTAACATAGATCAATCCCTTAAACGCCTGCTAAATGCTTAACACGATCTAATGTTTCTGAGACTTCGTCGTCTTCGTCGTCATTATCGTCGTCATTATCATCGTCAGTTTCTTCCTTCTTGCCATTTTTAGCATCAAGCATTTTCTGGAAAGCGGCTTTTTGTGCTTCGCTTTGTGCTTCGTCTATTTGTTCTTCGTCATCATCAGTTTCGGCGTCTTCAATAACTGGATCTATACCTGCTAAATGTCTAACACGGTTTCGCGTTTCAAGGGCTGGGTCTGCATCATATTCAAGATTTTGGCCTAAATCATCTAGCTCTTCTTCTTGCCCTGTGTTGTCAAGATAACCTTCTAGATGTGCAAGTTCGTCTTCCTGCATACCTTGCTCACTAAAGCCAAGATCATATCCAGTAATGTCACTAATTGCTTTTTCAAAACCCGAATCAGTATAAATTTGATATGGACCATCATGGTCAACATAAACACTTATGGTATTATCATCCTCGTCGTCTTCATCGCCAGTTCTAACACTAATAGTCGAAACATGAACCGAATCAACTGGTTCATCAATACCATGTTCAGAATTCATCCAAATACTATCACCTGCTAATGGAATATCTTTATTAACAGTAATTTCTGTTTCTGAAAACTTATCTTCACGAATTACTGATTCTGCTAATTCCCAACCGTCAACTAATGCACTGTCTAATTCTTCGGCGTCAATCACTTTTACTTCGCCGTCCTTAACTACCATTGCATCAGTGCCGTCGCCTTTATATTGGCGTGGCTCGCCTTCGTTAATAACTTCCTCACCACTTAATGCAGAATAAACATCTTCTGTTTTAAGATCATATTCCTTTGCAACTTCTTCACACATACCTTTAATCTTACGGATTAATGGTGAACCGTCACTCATACGTGGCAAGTTTGCCATACGTTGTTTTGCATCAGCAACTGCGCGACTAAAGTCTACAAACTCATCTTCTGAAATTTTAACTGTTTCAAACAATGCTTTATCACTAGCAACATCTTCTAACCAACTTTCAAATTGCTTACCTTCTGGTGCATACATATCATCCGGCATTTCTTCGGGATTCTCATCATCGATACTTGGGCCTGCGTCAGCATCAGCAGAGGCTTTTTTAGCAAACAACCCTTTATCTCCGGCTCGTTGCATAACAGTTTTAACTATATCAACTTCTTCACTCGAAATGCTTGCTCCCTCGTCTTGCATTTTCTCACCTGTACGTGCCAAAAATGCTGATAACAAGTCATCCTTAATAATTGCTGATAACTCTCTAACTTTGTAAGAGATCTCATCTCTTACACTTGCAAACTTCATAATATTCGCACTCGAATATTCATCTTGGCCTGCTGATGGTGTATGAAACTCTGCTTCTTCGGCTTTGCTCTTAAGTAAATCAATGTCCTTTAACTGATCGCCAACTGATGGCTGTGGTTTAACACGATATTCTATAATTTTGGAAATTAGCGGTAGTGACTCTTCAAGAGACTCAGGGAATTCTCTTGTAGTAAACATATCTTTAAGTTCTGTAACTTTCTCATCAGTAGTTTCTCGTACTGTATTATCAATTGATTCTACTGCTTGACCATAATTCTTAACACTAGTGAGTGCAACTAATTGTTCTTTAATATTTGCATAACGTTCTTTGACTGCTTCAACAGCATCACCTGTTTCCTCACTAACAAACTTAGGTGATCGTGCATAACGCAAAAACTTTTGTACTTGAGCATATTCCTCTGACAATCCTGTAATGTGGCTTCCTACATCATCATGTGTAATGCCTCCCATACTTACATGTCTTGCCATTGCTCTCGCACCTGCTAAATGTATATGCGGATATTGAAATCTTTCTCCGGCGCCATTTTCGATAAACAGTGCCTTAATGTG